CCTCCGTACGTATTAGCCCCCCAGGAAGGCCAACGGGTTTCAATCTCTTCAAGATCATACTCTATCGACCCCTCAGACCAATCAATAAAAATTTGTTTGCCTTCATTGCTGCCGTTAAATTGGTGGTGTAGAGCCATGCCGACAGTACGCCACCCAAGCCCATTTACAAACCCGTCGGGGTCCAACGCGTTTAACATGCTGACCAATTTATCGGCCTCAATATTTATTGGGGGTACGAAGTTTTCAAAACTTGCGACGCCCTCGAGTTCACCCGCTTTGTTAAAACCCCCTTGCGGGGTTACCCTCCGAGACCGGCCCCCCGTTTGGGTCCATTGCTCGGGCGCAAGGCTTGTAAAGTACTCAAAAAGCGCGTTAATTTTATCGCCGGTTAAAACAGGCAAGTCTAAGATGTCAAAGTCGTAAAGCTCGCCGCCGGTCCAACGGTACTCTTTTTTAGTTTTAGGGTGGACCCCATAGGCGACCCATTGCTGCCCCGTTGCTTTGATTTCGATTTGGTGGGTGTTCCCCTCGGAATCTACGAACTTTTGAGACTTATCCGCCCCCAGCCCGCCCTTTGGCGCTGCGCAAGGAATGAGCGCCCTCGGCGCGTCCCCCAGCCTAACAGGGGCGGGGCCTATATTAGTATGGCACCACTCTATAAGTTTTTTAACAACGGATGCGTCTTTAACGTCAATGTCGATACCAGGGGCGCAGGCCCCTAAAACACCAAACCCCCCATAATAGGGGCTGTGCGTCCATTTTATGATGTCTTCGCGGGTAGCTTGTATATTTTGCCAACCTCGGGTCCTGGGGTCTTTCTCGCCGCGTTTGATAGGCACAACACTAAAGCCCGCCTCGAAAAGGGGCATCCCGTGGGTGTCTTTTATGCCCATTTAGGCCCGACCGACCCCAAAAAATCCGCATCTTTTGGGGCTAGCCCGTCCACACGGTGTTTTTGGCAATAAATTTGTTTGGTATCGCGGGTAGCAAACTCGTGTTTGCAGACTAAACAACGCCTCACGATAGCGTCGTTTAGCAGGTGATCGCAGTTATTAAAAAGGGGGTGGTGTTCTTGCACGGCTTTTATAAACTCAGCTAAGGGGACTTCCGCCCGCTTTACCACGCCGTTTTTGAACTCGGCTAAAACCCAAACTTTTAGTATCTTCACAGAGCGCCCTCCCCTTTTATTAGCTTTTTAAAGTTGTCTTTGCCTAGTATATGCACCAGTATTTTTTTGTTTTTTTGTTTTCGCGGGTTATATATGCTAAGGACCGGCTTGTCGGCCCCATCGGGCATCTCTAAAATAAGCCTCGACCCCGTTTTGTACTTTATAGTATTGCGTTCGACGTTAACCCCCGAAGAGGCTTTATTAGCGGCGTATATAATACAGAAAAAAGATTCTGCCCTAAGCGGCTCCGATACATAAACGCTCCGCAGATCCTCAAGATTTTTAAACTTTTTGGGCATACTCAACCCACTTTTTTATTTTGTTTTTTGCCTCTTGCTTTTATATCTTTTACGACAACCTCAAAGCTCCGATCTATCAGCTCTTCAAGGCAAGCCCCGTTACTTTTCGGGGCGAGCGCCCCTTTTAAAACACAAAATTTATCGAAGTGCGTTTCTGAAATATCACATGTAACTCTCGCCATTTAGCGCCCTTTTTTTGTTTAGTCTTCCTCGTTTAACGTATTATAAAAAGTATTAAAAAGCAACAAAATATATTTTTTATTTTTTATCTTGCTTTTATACAAATTAGAGTTTAATATAGGGGTACGCAAAACGAAAATAGAGGTACACGATGAAAATCAAAACAGAACGGATTCCCGATTTAAGCAGCTCGGGCCAGTATAAAATTCTGCTCGAGGGGGATTTGCTAAAGGCTAACGTTTTTATGGGGGTCGAGGGGCTTTTGGGTATCCTAGACGCGCTAGAAGCCGCTTGGACACGATGCGTTTACCAAGTCACTTCAGAGGAAAAGGCGCATTTTAAGTTTTTGAGAAAAATTGTAGCGTTTTATTTATTACGCACCGCAGTTGTTACGGACGGCGAGCACGGCGAGATTGAGGTTATAGGCCTACTTCCTGACAAGACAGCCAGTTATGACGCGACACGCAACGAAGACGTTTTTGTATTTGGGGGCACCCTTAAAACACTAGAAAAACTAAGCAACGACGAATTTTCGGACGTTATGGTCGCGGAGCTTACAAGGCGGCGTGGAAATAAGGGGCTATCCCTTGCAGAAATTGAAATTATCGAGAAACTAATACCCTTAAGCTAAAGGAGCTAAAATGAGTTTAGAGGAAAAAATCGACGCGTTAACCGTTGCTATCGACGAGCTACGCTTAACAATAACCGACGGCGTACAAAAGGCTGAGACTAAAAAGCCAGAAGCTAAAAAGCCAGAAGCTAAAAAGCCAGAAGCTAAAAAGCCAGAAGCTAAAAAGCCAGAAGAGCAAGCGCAAGGCGAAAATAAAAGTGTCTTAAAGGCTAAAATGCAGATTCTTTTAGAAAAAAGGGGTCCGTCGGCGTTTGCGGAGATACTAAAAGCCGCGGGGCTTGAGGGTAAAAAAATGCGCGAAGTACCCGAGGAACTTTACCCTAAGTTAATAGGGCTAATTGATGATGCGCTTGCCCCGTCAACCGGTGGGGCCCTCACTTTGCCTAAACTTAGGGAGAAATTAACCGACGTACGCAACCACCCCGAGCTAGGCAACGATGCCCTTATGAACATATTTGATAAGTTCGGCGTAGCAAAAATAAAAGAAGTGGACCCAGAGGACTACCAAGCAATGTATGACGCTTGTGAGGATGAGTTAAAAACAGTGGAGGCTGAGGCATGAGTGAACACGCAGATTTGAGCGCCAGCGGGTCCGCTAAGTGGCTATCGTGCCCCGCTGCGCTGTCGATGGAGCTGCTTAGCGGTGAGCCTAATATAAGCGGCCCCGCCGCCCAAGAGGGCACCGCAGCGCATGAAGTTGGCGAGATCTGCCTTAAGTCCGACGGGGATAAAAAACCCTTGGATTTTATAGGCGATTTTATAGACGTTGATGTGGGAAAGCCGAACGAAAATAGGGTTTTAGTGGACGCCGAGATGGCCAGTAACGTCGAAGGGTACATCAACTACGTTGAGCGCCAAAAGGGAGCGTCGTCTGAGTGCCACATCGAGCTTAAAGTTGATTACTCAGAGTTTGCACCTGAAGGTTTTGGAAAAGCGGACTGCGTTCTAGTAGGGTTTAAAAGCCCTCCGCCAGAGCTGCACGACGATTTAGACCCCGACCAATCTTACTACTGCATTGATGTGATAGACTATAAAAACGGGATGCAACGGGTTTCGGCTCGTGGTAATACACAAACACGGTTGTACGGTATCGGCGCGCTGTTAACATTGGACCCCATGCTACTAGACGAACCTATGTTTGTGGGTTTACATATATACCAACCAAAAATAGATAACGTGTCGGTCGAGTACATGCTAACCAGCGACCTGCTAGAGTGGGCGCGCACGACGTGTTTACCTGCGGCGCAGCTAGCCCATAAGCTTTTGTCTAATACCCGTAATAAGATTAAAAACAACCCCGATAAGTTACCCTCGAATCATTTAGAGGCCAAGTATTTTAAGCCAAGTAAAAGCGCTTGTAAGTGGTGCCTAGCGGCCCCGAAGTGTAAGCACAGACTTAAACAAGGCTATGAGGCCGCCGTTGATGGGTTTACCGATTTAACGGAGGAGGCTAAAAGCCAGCCCCAGCAAGCCAGGGAGGTTTTGAAAATATCGGAAAAAGACCCGTTGCCCCTAAAGGTGCCCCAGTTGATACACCCGGAAGACCTAGCGTCCATATACAAAGATACAAAGGCATTTGTAAAGTTTTTAAAAGATTTGGAGGCCCGCATACGCACCGACCTAGAGGCCGGCAAAGAGATACCCGGCCTTACTTTGGTCGCCGGTAAAAAAACACGCGGGTGGGTAACTGGTAGCGATGGGGCCGTCGACAGCGACAAAGTTATTAGGTCCCTGCGTACGGCGGGTTTTGTAAAAAAGGATTACGAAAAAGTGTCGCTTATAACACCGCCCCAGGCCGAGGAGATGTTAAAAAAGCTAAAGCCCAAAGACCATAAAAAGAGATTTGAGAAGCTCACCTCCGCGGTTATAGTTGAATCGACCGGCAAGCAGCAGGTATCAACCGCGGAGTCGCCAAAAAATAAGGTGCATACCGAAAAAGAAATAAAAGCGGGTTTTGACGCCGAAAAAACAGGCGCTAATGACCTGCTCGATTTTTAAGAACCCCAAAAACCGAAAACCAAAAACGAAAGGAACAAAATGGGAAAAGAAGACTTAATTTTAATCAAGAACGTGAGGGCGTCATACCCCCACTTGTGGAAGGAAGAGGAGAAAAACGGAAACGTGTACCCCCGAAGTGTAAATCTTGTACTTTCTAAAAAAGAAAACCTGGAGGTGCTTAAAAAGTTAAAGGCCCGCGTTGAAGAGGTCAAAAAAGGCACAAAGGGCATGGAGTCAGCGCTAACAAGGGACCCCTCAAGGGTGTGCTTAAAACCCGCGGACCCTGAAGCGTTGGGGGACCAGTACGCCGAGGGTATGTTTAGCCTTAAGGCAAACGTACAGAAGAACCAAAAAGTCTATGTACTGCACCAAAACGGCCAAAGGTGCGAGGATGAAGAGCAAGACCGTATATACGCAGGTTGTAGGGTTAATGCCAAGGTCGATATATGGCCACAAGATAATGCGCACGGTAAGCGCATAAACTGTAAGCTCGTTGCTATTCAATTCGCGGGCGACGATAAGCCTTTTGATGAGTCAGTGGTTACCGAAGACGTCGCGCTCGACGGGTTCGAGGCTATAGACGATCTAGGAGGTGGCGGCGCGGACCCACTAGCGGACGATGATTGGTAAAACTTACTAGGGGTGGGCTGCGGCCCCCCCTTTTTTTTTAACAACTCCACGAAGGCGCTATGCAAAAAATTGACACCCTACATCTCGACTTCGAAACGTTTTCGGAGGCCAAACTTAAAGACGTGGGCCCCTGGGCGTACTCGATGCATCCCTCGACGGAGGTGTTAATGTTTTCGTGGTCTATAAACGACGGCCCTGTTAATTTATGGGTTAACCCCGAAAAGTACCCCGATTGGGTTTTTGATTTAAACCGCTGGCTCAAAAGTGAACCCTACGCGGAATTTTATATAAAGGCGCATAACGCGTTTTTTGAAAAATGCATCATGCGCAATGTGTTAAAATGGAGAGTACCTGGACCAGAATTTTGGAAAGACACCGCAGCAAAAGCTGCCGTCCTAGGATTGCCAAGGGATTTGGGCGGGCTAGGGGACGCGCTAGGGCTTCCCGATGAACACTTAAAGGACAAAAAAGGAAAAAACTTAATACAGTTTTTATGCAAGCCCTATAAGGGCAAGCGCCGTGCGGTTAAAGATCACCCGGACAACTTTAAGGCCCTTGGAGATTATTGCGTAAAAGACACGATCAGCGAAATTGCGATTGATAAAAAGCTGCCCGAGATGCCCCCCTATGAAACTAAAATCTATGAGCTGGACCAGGCTATAAACATGAGGGGCGTTAGGTTTGACGTGGGGGCCGTGCGGGACGCCGTGGCTATTATTGATAAGGCAAGGGCCAAAGCGGCCCAAAAAGTGGAGGCCCTTACATTGGGGGGCGTTGACAACCCAAACTCGCGTAATCAGTTTTTAGAGTACGCCCAACAGGAGTACGGCATAGGGTTAGAAAACACGCAAGGGGAGTACCTTAGGGGCCTATTAAAAACAAGTATACCCTCGGATCTTAAAGAGTTAATACGCCTACGGGTCGCCATGACTAAGACGTCGTTAGTGAAATATTCTAAGCTGCTTTCTTTAGTCGACGGGGACCGCGCGCACGGCCTTTTAAGGTATCACGGCGCCTCAACTGGGAGGTGGAGCGGTAATTTGTTTCAGCCCCAGAACCTGCCTAGGCCCAGTTTTAAAGATACCGATACATGCGTTAGGCTTTTTAAGCATAGAGACCCAGAATTAATCGAAAAGCTATACGGCTGCGCTTTTGAGGCGCTTAGCTCTTGCCTGCGCGCCATGATTATACCGAGTAACGGGTGCCGCTTAATTGTCTCAGATTTTGCGCAAATTGAAAGCCGCGTGCTAGCCTGGATAGCCTCCGCTTTTAAAAAACTCAGGGCCTTTGAGTTAGGCCATGATGTGTATAAACTAAACGCTTGCGACGTGTACGGGGTTGACTACGACGCCGTAACGGACCCCCAAAGGACTATCGGGAAAGTTGTAGAGCTTGGCTGTGGGTACCAAGGGGCCTACGGCGCGTTTGACCAGTTTCAAAAAATATATGGGCTATCGCTACCCAAGAGCCAGGTTATGCGCTTGATAGCCGCGTGGCGGGATAGCAACCCCGAGATAGTAGGCCTTTGGGGGTCTCTCGAAGACGCGGCTATTAGTGCCGTTAAAAACAAAGGCTCCGTCCAAAAAGTGAGCTTTTTTAAATTTAAGTACACTAATGATTTTTTATGGTGCAAGCTCCCGAGTGGCCGGTTTTTGAGCTACCATAGGCCTAAAGTCGAGGTGGGGAGCCGGGGCGAAAAGCTCACGTTTTGGGGCGTTAATAGCTTAACGCGAAAATACGAAAAGCTTAGCACTTACGGGGGCAAGTTGGCCGAGAACGTTACCCAAGCGGTCTCTCGGGATTTTATGGTGGAGGCCATGTTCAGGCTAGAGAAAGCGGGGTACCCCATAGTTTTAACAGTACATGACGAGATTGTGGCGGATGTGCCCATTATGCACGGTAGTTTAAAAGAGTTTAACCAGTTGATGTGCGAGTTGCCTAGTTGGGCGTCAGGCATACCAATAAAAGCCGATGGGTACGAGGCGGAAAGGTACCGGAAATAGTGCGCGAAAATCTGATTGAACCGAAAGCCGTTAAGTTTGCTAGGGCGCTGGGTTGGTTTGTTTTAAAAATATCCTCCCCCAACCGCAAAGGCCCTCATGACAGAATTTTTATAAAAAACGGGGTGGTGTTTACCATTGAGTTTAAAGCGACCGGTAAAAGCGCCTCCCCGGGTCAGTTGCATTTTGCGAAAGAACTGGCGGAAGCGGGGACCCCCTCAAGGTGTTTTGATAATGTGATTGAGTCTAAGCGCTTTATTTTAAAAATGGAGGCTATCGCTAATGACCACAGGGATAAAATACTGCCGTTAGTATCGACTAAAACATTTGAACCCTAATGGTCGAGTATAAAAAAAGCGACTTACGCGCTAGCCAAACGTACACCGCCCTTTTTATGGTTAGAACCCCCCGCTGTGGCGTTTTTAATGACATGGGCAGCGGCAAAACTATCTCAGCGCTAACCGCGCTAGAAATCGAGTTTAGGAGAGGCCTTATAAAAAAGGCCCTAGTTGTCGCGCCTTTGGAAGTGTCTAAAAACACTTGGCCCCAGGAGGTGCCCTTATGGGAGCATGTAAGCGACCTTAGTTTTAAGTTTATAAGGGGCGCCCCCGCTAAAAGAGCCGAGCTTTTAAAAGGTGGCGAGCGGGTGCATATCCTAAACCAGGAAAACTTTGTTTGGCTGGTTGAGCGGGCCTACAAAAATTGGCCCTATGATAGAGTCATATTTGACGATACCCAAGGTTTTAAAACAAGCGAGAGAGTCACCAAACCAAAAAGTACTATCTGCATACTGAGCGATACTTGCCCTATATACGCTAACGCCTATGAAGGGGTGTGCGAGTTTAAGTCTAGCTGCACAGACTACCGACCCGACGTAGACGCGGTGTCGTGCGCTAATCCTTGCTCGCTGTTTAGGCAGGTAAAACGCGCCTCAAAAGCCTGCGAAGTGGTTTGTAATGACTTTACCCCAAAACCTGCCCGGTATACCCGATTTGGCGCTTTGCTAGCGGTGTCCGGTAAAATAAAAAAGTTAGCTGTGCTCACAGGAACCCCTAGTAGCAAAGAGCTTTTAGACTTGTGGCCCCTCGTGTACGTGCTCGATGGGGGCAAAAGGCTGAGCCCATCTTACAATAAGTATAAGCAAACATATTTTAATAAGTCCCATAATGGGTACAACTGGGATTTAAGGGAGGGGTCAAAGCAAAAGATCTTTAAGCGAATTAGCGATATATGCATATCTATTGACAGCGAGGCTGAGCTACCCAGGCGCCACGATATTGAGGTAAAGCTCAAAATGCCCCCCGATATTGAAAAGATGTATGACCGTTTTGCTAAGGAGTATTACCTGAGCCTAACTAAGGGGGACGTGCTGGCGGTTAACCGTGGCGTGCTTGAGGGCAAGCTTTTACAAGTGTGCGAGGGGGCCGTGTATCTGTCACACGATCCAGGAGACCGCCGAGAGTGGGAACCCTTGCACGACGTCAAACTAAACGCCCTAGATCCCATCTTGGAAAAGCATAAAAACACCCCCGTAATAATCGCATACAACCATGGGCACGGCCTAGCCCGTTTGAGGGAAAAATACCCGCACGGGGTGACACTTAAAGACGTAAAAAATGGGGTCGCTATGTGGAATAACGGGGAGATCCCCCTGCTATTTTTACACCCTAAAAGCGGGGGCCATGGGCTTAACTTGCAAAAAGGGCCTGGCCATGTGCTTATCTGGTTTGGCATAAACTGGTCTTTGGACGATAATAGGCAACTCAATAAAAGGTTGTGGCGACCCGGCCAGAAAAACGCGGTGTACATATACCATTTAGTCATGGAGGGCAAAGCGGACCGGCGTATCGTGGAGCTTGTTAACAAAAAAGGGGCGACACAAAATGAGCTTATCGAAGCGGTAAAGCGGGACATTAAAAATAAATAAAATAGTGCTTGCTTTATCAGATGCAGTGTAGTAGTTTAAACTACATGCCTATTAAAAAATTGAATGAGATACCAAGCGATATTTTAAGCGCTTTAATTCGCAGAGCCCATAAACTGTACGGACCTAGCTACCCCGTGAAGGGTAGTTATCTAAAGGCGCTGTCCATCCCTAAAAAAGGGGTGTACCGGTTTAGGTTTAGGTCCGTGTTTACTAAGGGGGTTAAGACTATCGAAATAAATACAAAAAGAGGTCCCAACATTGGAAACGTTACCGAGATCGATTAGGCTGCCGTCCGTCGTATGGCGCAAGCTAAGCACGGTCGCTGACGACGCGGGGCTAACTAAAGCGGGGCTATTGCGCCGGTTAATAGTAGAGTGCCCTTTCGAGCTGTCTAAGCCAGGGACCCCCGAAAAAGTTTTTAGCATTAAGTACCGAGGAGGGGCGGGCCATATTGCGTTTAGGACTATTAGCGCGTTTACTGCGGCGGAAGCGATTGTGAAAGCGCGCGCTCTTGGGGTTAGGGACCAAAAAATAATAAGCGTAACTTTGGTAGAAAGTGAGGGGTTAACATGACCACAGGTCTAGGCAACGATGATATTTCGGAAATGGGCTTTTATTGCAAGAAGCTGAAAAGCAAAATACCCCTACACGCCCTGCACACCCTATATAGCAGCAACCCTAAAAACGCTACGGCCTCGCTTAGGGACCTATACAAGAAAAAATTTCCGAGGGGCCTTAGCTATGAAGAGCATTTAACAAACCCTAATTGCGCGAATTGCGTCCGGCTCAACACTAAAAGGGTTCTAAGGTTTTGCTCGGGGCACCCAAGGCAAAAGGCTATCTGTTTCAAATTTATACCAAAAACTTAGAAAGGTTCTCTTATGGATAACAACACAATCTCCTCGCCCGAAGAAAAAGGGCCCGTTAAATTAGTATCGCTGGTTTGCTTGATACCCACCGACAAAAGCACCCCGCTTTTCGTGGTTAACAACTTCGAGGTCCCCCTGATCGAGGAAATAATGTTTCGCGGGGATACCCAACTAAAAAAAAGTGATTTAGGGGCCATAAAAGACCAGAGCCCCACACCCTTAAACCCCGTTTTTAGTATCACGGGTTACGCTCAAAAAGTCGAAGGGTATAAAAACGCTCTAAGAGCCTTTTTGTGTAGCGATCAGTTTCAGGGCGCCGTCGCTACCCTACGCGAAAAGTTTACCCCTGAAGGGGTTGAAAAGCAGAAAAAAGAGGCTTTTAAACATTTTGAAAAAGAGGCGGTAAAAGTAAGGCAGCGTTTAATCCAAATTAAAAAAGCGGCGTTTGCTAAAGACGCCGTAACTGAAGATATTACGGGCCTTAGCGAGGAGGAAGCCGCAAAGGTGTTAAAAAACTTTGGGCCTAAAAAGGGGGCGCAATGATGGACACCTTAAAAATTGGGGGCGAGTACGCCGTAAAAACCCCCTCGGGTAAAATTTTTGATTACGCCAAGCTTGTAAGTCGCAGGGGGGCCTCATTAGTGTTTGAGGTGCCCGTGATAGTGGACGGCGTAAAACAGATCACAAGGCAGCGGGTACCGGGTGGGAGTTTTCTAAAAAAGTTAGGGGGCGCGCTATGAAACTGTGCGATAAATTTAACAAAATATACGAGCTAAAGGGCTTTTGTTTGCTAGCGTTAAAGTCAGTCGACGAATACATAGAGTTTATGGAGGGCACATATCCCGAGGTCGTCTTACGTAAGATGTGGGGGCGCTTTGGCGCTGAAACTTGTGTATCTGTTATAAACGACACCGTTGAGGGGTGTCTATCGCGTATACTAAAACCAAGGGGGTTCTATCCTCCAGAGGCCCCCACGGTATCCATTGACTTTGTTAAAAATTTCCCTCTCGATATTTTACCTAAATATACAAGGGGGGACCGCGTTTTAGTCAAAAAAGAAAATAGGGGGTACTTAAAGGGTATCGTTTACGGCGCTAAAGCGGATAAATCTTTGCTTGGGTGGCAATACTCTATAAAACTGCCGGGGAACCCTGGGGCCTTTAAGAGCTACGAGGTCGACCTACTCATCGACGCGGACCACCCCGCGAGCCAACCCCCCGAGGATTTTGTAAATAACGGAAGGGCGAAAATACGTGAACCGCTTAAGCCTAAAAAATCTAAAACGCGCTAGTCGGGTATGCCTAAAACGCGCGGCCTTTAAGGTACGGTTTTGGGTGTACTCCTTAAAATCGGTTATAAAAAGATAAAAAAATAAAAAAGACCCCCATATGGGGGCCTTATAGCGGGGAGGAAAGCGACCACACGGCGCCCCGCTTTTTTTAGTAATTAGCTAGCTTTTTTGATCGTGCACCTGCCTTGCGGCTTTGCAGTACTCGTGAGATACATACTCTTTTTTGACCTCCGATATAACGCCCTCTAGGGCCTCCCTGTGCTTTTCTATGCGCTCGTGCACTCGTCTAATAGACTCGTCATTAGACAGCCGCTCGGCGTCTTTAGCTTGTATGATTTCTAACGCCTTACACATATTGGTCGAATGCTTTAGTGTATGGGTTTCTAAGTTATCTATCTTTTTATGTGCTTCTTTGATTTTTTCCTTATTGTTAACGATGTTATGGTACACCGAAAACGAGAAGCCTACGACTAATAGAACCGTTTCCGAGTTCTCCAGTACCAATTTTATAAAACCCTCCACAGTTTGCCCTTTCTTACAAAAATTCTAGTTCTACGGATAAAACATATACGTCACTTGCTAAGTTAGACGCGACTCCGGTGTCACGTGTGAGTCTTAGATCTAGGTACCCATCAAAGTTTTGGGTTATCAGCGCGTCCGCTTCTACCGGCAGGGACCAGGTGGTTTGCCTTAAGAACCCAGCGTTAAAACTTGGTAAGCTATCGGTTATATCTACCTCGGAGAACGAACTGGCTTCGACATCGGCGCCCACGCTTAAAGGCCTGTGGCCCAGTGTGAAACCTACCGTAGCGGCGGACCCAACAGTTGTGTCATTTATGTAGTTAACGCGGAACCTAAACTTTTTGTGCGTCCATTTAAAGGGTACTTTTAACGCCATGAAAAACGAGTCTGTGGACGCCGAGGTAAAAAGTAACCCAGAAAAGCGCCTCCGTGTGGCCGCCACCGTCCCTACATCTACCCTAGAGGACTCTTGGTTTGTGTTGCCAGACCAGCCAACCCAATCAATAGCGTTAAGCTCCCTAACAGGCTCACGGCCATAAAAAGGGGCCACACTGCCATCGGGGTGGCGTATGCTTAACCGGTTTTTGTCGTCTTCGTCCTGGAATATGTATCCGGGTTTAGCCCCCGATTCATGTTTTGAAAATTGGTTGCCTACTAAAATACCAAAGTCGTCTTTAGTTAACGCGAGGGCTCGTCTATTTAAAAGGCTAATATCGTCTAGGTCGTCACTGTTTTTAGATATACTAACCGAGTACTCACCCCCGACCATATCAGTTTTTATAGGGGAGCCTTTAACGGTAGCGGCGTCGTGCTCTAAGTAGTATAGCTCCGTAGTTGGCGCGGGGCTGCCTGTGTTTAAATCTGCGAGTGGGAAATAAAACTCGTTCCGCGCTTGGTAGCATACCACTTGCCCCGTGCTGAGGTTAGACCCACTCGGGGGGCTTTCTGCGGGGCTGTCCCAGGTTTCGCCCCCATCGCGCGAAATAGCGTAGAAGGACAGGGACATCGAAAGTATGGTACCGTCAAGGCTCTTCGCTAGCCCCCTGTACGCCGAGTCTGTTTTTTTAGTCCAAGTCGCGCCCCCGTCGACGCTTTTGTAAATGCCTCTGGTACTAGACCCTGTATCGGGGGTTGATAATAAGAGTATATGCTGGCCATCGTGGTACGTTTCGAGCATATGCCTCGCTCTTTCGATCCCTGCTATGCTTACAGTCGTAAATGTGGCCCCTTTATCCGAGCTTTTGCGAATATTGTTGACACCATAACCCACAAAAATATCGCCCGTTTCTGAGTTCTCAAGTACCTCGTAATACCCCTTATAGTTGGCGGTGCCTATAACGTAGTTGGTGCCCGCAACAAAATTGTAATCCCCCACTCCTGGGGTATAATGCGCCCTAAAATTGCTGCCGTCCGCAGTTATTAATACAAGGCTGCCATCTAATAAAACGGTTAGGCCCTTTACGTATAGGTCGGTCGTTATTTCCTCCACGGGAGACCAGGTTAGCCCGTCGTCCAAGGACCTGTAGACTTTTATGTACGCGGGGGCGCCGCCCTCGTGGTGGGCCGCCGCGAAAAAAGCGTTGGTTATGGGGTCGTATGCGACCGCGACCACCGACCTATCGTCGGTAAAAGAGGGGACGGCGTCAATACTAACAACACTAGACGACTCGTTTTCCGCGTCATACCGCACAACTTGAGCGCCTGCGGTGTTTAACTCGGAGGCGCCTATCAGTATAACCCCCGTTTTTTGGTTTATGGCTACGCTCTTGCGGAGTTGCGTACTCGCGGCCCCCGTTTCGACCGCCGCATCTATACCTAATAGCGGCTGTATTACCCTACCGCCGCTTAAAAATGAGTCTCTGGGGCCGTGTGAGTTATAAGAGTCCCCCGTGTTATTGTATGCATGTAAATGCGTTGAGTAGGACCCGTGCCGCGTTAAATAAAACCACCTTGGATTAAAAGCCCCAAAAGCGGCGTCAACTTCCCCGCCAAAGCCAACAGCGTTGGCAAATTCCCAATGGCCGTTTTGCCGGTTCATGCGCGCAGAGTTTATTAGAGACGACGCTGCGTAACGGGCAAAGTCTATAGTGTTGGTGTCGTCGTTAAAAAATATGGCGCTAGGGTAAGACGTGCCCCCTGAAGCGTCTAGCCCTGAGTCCGATATATACAAACCATAGAATAACCCTGAGCCCGTCGTAAAAGGGGCCGTGCCCGATACACTTTTTTCTAGTAAAAAGGTCCTGTTTCCTATCTGAAAATGCGGGACCGCGGGCTCTAGGTCGTCTTTAAAATTCCCGGCGCTACTGCACACCCCTATACTAGACAGGTAAGGCGCATTAAGGCCTTGCTGAGATACCGTTGTTAGCTCTATCCATGACCCTGAGTTGTATGCTAAAAAGGCTCGCCAGGTACCCGCTAGCATACTGGGGACCCCAGAAACAGAAAAAGGGGAGTTAATCGCCCTAGCTAGACCGACCCCTATATTGTGCAATGTGAGGGTTTTACCATCGGGCAGCGCGTTAGAGAAAGTAATGTCTTGAGATCCGCTTGGGGTGTCCGCAAATATCTTTAGATTACCCCCATACTCAGCAAGGTCAACCGTTGCGGGGAAGGTGTCTATTTCTAGTATAGTTTCGGTTATGTGCCGCAACTCTACTTTTTTATTAGAACCTATCCCCACCCCGTCCGATACATGCGCAAGCGCGTTTTGGGGTGGCTGCGTTAACTCGGGTAATTCTGGTATTGTTAAACCTTTTGCCATGTTTTTTCCATTCTTTTATATGACTAGTATCGGGGTGCCTTCGTTATCCCCTGGGGTATCGTCGTTTAAAATTATAAATTCGCCCTCTGGTTCGGGTTCGTTAAGCGCTAGCCATTGGCCTACGTTAACGGCGACACCCGCAGGGGCTATGCTCTCTAAATAGCTTTGCGGCGGGGCCCCAAGGTTAAGCGGGTCCTCTAACAGCACTAAAAAAGCTGCGGGTTCGGTGTCCGTGACCCATAGGGGACGGATCTCTATCCGCCCCGATTTGACCCCTATAGTCCCGTACCCTAAAACCTTTAAAATAAGTATAATCTGGTTAACCGTCCCCGAGAGCTTAACGCCCCCAACGGCTATGATTCGAGCCCTAAATTTCTCGTCGTTCTCGCCCTCGCGGAACACTTGAAACTTATACCCAAGAATATCTAATTGCGCCCCTTTGGCGTTTAAAACAGAGAAACCTTTGCCTATCTGGCTTAGAGCGGCTAGCACCTCTTGCCTCGACGCGCTAACCCCCTCAATTAGGCCTTTTAAGGCGTTAGCGTTACTAAACCGCTCAAGTACTTTAGGAGCGTACCAGTCTAAAAGGGTAAACCCTTCATCCTCCAGACCTATCGTACTCTTAGCCAATCTAAACCCCGCCTAGTGTTATGTTAGCAATATCAAGAGTGGCAACACTCGCGGAGCCTATAGGAATCGTATCCGTACTAAAAGGGTCTCCGCTCCCATTTATGCGGGCGCTTATAACCATCGAGCCGATACCGGATACATTGTTATATATGGGTACTATCAGCCTACTGGGTATTACATCTTTTCCCAGGCCCCAGTTATCGCGGGCGTAAGTGATAAGCGCGTCTTTTATTAGGTCGTCCCCGTCTGCGGGGTAATCGTTAAACTCTTCGTACAAAACACGTCCGACGTGTACATCTATACTTATCCCCTGTATGGTGCTATAATACACTGGTTGTAACTGCCCGTCGTCGTCCTCTACCTCGATAGGCCCCTCAGTTCCAAATATTTCGATGCCCGCGGGGGCCGCTTCAAAAATAGCTTCGGCTAGTACCTGTTGGTCCTCTGTCGGGGCACCGCTTAAAGGCCCCACGCCGTCCACGTAAGTTTGAAAGCTCTTGCCTGGCTGGCTGTTTGTGGGTGCCCCCGCCGCAAAGGGGGTTAGCGTTCTGTTGGACGCCACCACGCAGGCCGAAACAGAGGGGATTTGGTTTAGTACCCATTTTCTTATGGCGTTTTCAGTGGCGAAGCCTGTTGCAGAGGCGCCTATCGCTAAGCGTGCCCTGTATTCGGGGTCTAGCTCTACACCTGTTCCCGTCCCTACCACTTTTGGGTCTATGTTGTAAACTCTAGCCCAGCCGCTTTGCCCTGTGGCTATCTCGGATATAAACCCCTCGCCAACGGAGACAAACCCCTCCCTGAGCGCGGTGAAGTTGCCAGGGCTGCCGAACTCCTCTACAACTAAGTTAGAGGTGCCTTGTAAGTCAAAAGTGGCGCTAGCCCCCTCAACCCCGTCCCCGTAAAAGACCCGTATTAGTGGGTTGTTATCCGCATCGAAAACCTTTTCAGCGTTGAAACCTCCGGCGAGTAGCTCTACAACCATGGCGTCCGCAACGTCCCCTGCGTTAGCCTGCACGCCCACGTTGTACGCGGTCCCGTCAATAGTTAAAGTGTATGTGTTAGTCACATCAAAATCAATGCTCAACCGTGCGTCCCTGCACGCGGTTTGCGTTATGGTGGCATTAGCGTCTAGTTCAAAATAAACTCTTTCCGAGTCCACATTAGTGGAGTTGCGCGCCCTTTTCCCTGTGGTTACAACGGTACCCTCAGATCCATAAAGTACAACGTTTTGCACCTTGGCCTTTGTGGCGTCCTGTCGAAGTATACCCAGTAGGGAACCCACGTTATTATCGAGTGCAACCCCTACCGCTTTGTTAAGGTCGTTAGATGTATATATGTCCTGGGCTATGTCCCAGAGTTGGGCTTCGGTGGACGCTAAGTCGTCCAGTAGCTGCCCCGCTGCTTGCTCGGGGTCTAAATCAATGTCCTTGCCAAAAATACTCTTTAAAACGGTTTCGTAATAGGCTTTTAGCTCCTCGAAAGTTTTTTTAGTGAAACCTGTTTCGGTAACATATTCAGTCATTGCTAATCCCCATTATTTAAAGTTACGGTTATTGTTTGCGATTTGCTAGCGTTTTCTTCCCCCTCAATAAGGAGGTCGATAGATGCGCTAAAGGCAGACCCGTCCGCGCTTATTTCGTCACGGTAGCCCACTACGTCTAAGACGTATTCCACCCCGACCGCCTCAGCGGTTAGTATGCTCTCCACAAGCTGCCGGTCAACGTCCCCCACTAAGATTTCTTGGTAATAGGGTACCCCAATATTTGGGTTGCGGTACCACTCCCCCCGTATAAGTTCGCAACGGGCTTTAACCGTATGCGCGACATACTCCCGCTTAGTCGACGACACCGCTATGTTTTGGTTTCGTACAGTAAGGTCATTGTTGCTGTCTAAAAGTAATGTTTTCTTTATGCCCACGCTCACCCCCCTGTCTTAACGGTTACTGTTTTACTGGCGGATATATCAAGCAACAAAGCCCCAGGCGTTCCGGTCGAATCCCTTTTTTTGCCGAACTCCAGGTTAAGAGCGGTTACTAGCCCTTGTAGCGCCGTGTTAAGTTCATCGTATGTCACAAAGGACTTAGATGAGCCATTTAGTTTTATGGTCTCGGCGTTTATCGTATGGTCTCCTGACGCGGTGTGCGTTACGTCCCCACCCCGCTGTTTTACCCCGTTTTTTAAAGGGGGCACTTTTCCATAAGGGTACGCGCCTGGTATAAACATGGCGTCCGTCAGGTTAAACTTAGCTCCGTTGTCCGCGTCAGGTTCAGCGCCCCCGTTAAGCCAATTACCGATACCCGCCTCACTAAAAATAACGATGCCAGTCGCCCCGTTTTTTAGTTCTAGGTCCACGCGGTACCCTGGGGAGTCAGGCACAACAATAGGCACGCCTTGTATCAGGGGGGCTTCGACGTAGCGCCCCCCTGGAAAGGGTAGGTTAACAGCGGGCTTCACATCGCCGCGCCGTTCATCGGCGTTGTAGTTTTCGAGGGTGCCCGGTAGCGAGGTATGCACCCCGAGCAGCCTATTCTCTAACCAGTGGTCCATTGTTTCTACTATATCGGGGTCTAATCCCTTAAAAGAGTGCTCCATCATAATTTGTCAACCTCACCCTGGCAGTTAAAAGGCCCTGCGCGGTTGTCGCCGAAGTATTCAACCGAGGTAGGGATATACCCCCCATTTAGCTTATCGTCTAACGCGTCTATGCGTAATAAGCCGTTGGGGCGTATCTGGGGGTAAAGCAGGCTTTCAAAACGGTAAGAGACGCTTGAGTCCTTCGCGCCGGAACCCGCCTTCGCTTTTTTTTGCTCTTCAGTCTCTTCTAACTCAGTTAAGCTCACCAGCCCATTATTAAAATTTAAGGATACCGCGTCAAAAAAAGAAGGCTCCCCGACGTTATAGACGACTATCTCGTCGTTGTCTCTATATAGGGCCTTACCGTTGTCTCTTAGGATTTTTTCGGCGTACCGCAAAGCCCCCCTCGCGGTTGTGGCTTCTGCTAACCCGTTGGGCAGCGTTATATTTTCGGCGTTTTGCAGCCCGTAAGTAACCATATTTAGCAGGGCAGCAATATCGGCTATAAAATCTACTAGCCGAGACCCAGGGGCGTAGGTTAAACTCACCGGGGTGCTTGTTAAGGTCCCTTGTTTTATGTTTGCGGCGGTTAACCTAACCGCCCAGGTCGCCGCCTGTTTTTCTTGCTCGGCCTTAATCACGTTACCCACAAAGATGCGCTGCGCCCCTCCGCTGTCCGCGTATCCGGCGGAAAACTCAACGGAGGCGTCTTTTACCAGCATGTTATTTCGGGTGTCTTTTTTAGCCCCATATACGATAAACTCTGCGGTATTTTCTGACAGCTTAATAGACCGCATAACCGAAAACTCAATATCTAAATCGGATATTACTAGCCCCGTGGACGCTCCCGGGCGGGCTACTACTAAGCGCGTTTGCCTACCCCAGGCCATTAGATAACCTCCAGGCCTCCAGCTCTTCAGCGGTGACTAAGTATGGCACCCACGACACCCCAAAGTTTGAATACGTTATAACTTCCTCGGAGCTGCTATCTTCGCGCAATACGAGTACATCCCCCGAAAAATCTATAAACGCCTTGTTATTAGCTAATATGGGGAAATTTTCGACCAACCTTAGCCCTTGTATAGACCCCCCTAGCCCGTCGGATATATCCATGAAAAAGGCGCCTGATGGTTCATTCCATAATATCTTTAGTTGTAGTACCCTGCCGCTAAATGCTACTTGCTGAGTGGTGTTTGAGGCTAAGTCTACGTTAGTTAGTATACGTTTCATCACTGCGCCCCTAGGTTTAAAACTGGGGAGGCCTGCCTATTATCTGGGTCCGTCATGTCCACATTAGTGGAGGCCCGTACAACACCCGCGTCGGGGGTGACTATGCGGGTTTCCTTGAACCCGATTGTGAAACTTTGCGCGCGGCCTTCGTCGGCGTCCCTATCCATCGTTAGCCTGTTTATAATCACGTTTTCATACTTACGCATAACGCAATAGATAGTTACAAGCTCGCCCCGTTGATACACCCGTTCAATTGCAGAGTACGCCGCCTTAAACCTGTCTTTTAAATACCCGCTAGCTCCTGGTAACGCGTATACTGAGTGGTTAGATACTTTACCCGTAAGGGTACCCTGAGCCAGATTAAAATATATATGATCCGTTATGTCGGAACCATTTTGAATCTTATTTTCGGTAACCTCAGCCGAAAGCTCGCGGGTTTCCTCGGTTACTAAATCAAAAAGAAATGAGTTCACCGCCCCTTGTTTGACCCCATACCTAAACGGGTTTACTAGCAATAAAGACCTAGCCACCGCACCCGTTATTATCCCGCCTAATGCCATCTAACTACCTAACGACGATGTGATTAATTTGTTTAGCTCCAACCCGAAAATAGACCGGTGGGCCTTTCGCAAAGATGCGTCTAACCCTTTAGCGCTTAGCCCTGTAGTCCCGTCTTTGGCGGCGGGGGCTTTAATAGTGTTCTTTTGTTCGACTTTCATGTTTATATTTTGGATGCGAACCTCTTTTCGTGCCCTGGCCACTTCCCCTATGCCTCGCAGTTCCCGCGAGCTATCAGACAACGCTTTTTTAAGACGGCTCACCAATGTATCGGAGCCCTCTAAGGTCTCGCCCTCGGCGTTTTGTACCCCTGGGGTTTCTGGGTCAAAGTCCACCTCCTTGATAGTGGCGCCCATTACGTCCTGTACCCCTGGGGTTTCGGGGTCAAAGTCGCCCCCAGGCCCTAAAAGGGTGCCCCCTGTTTCGTCCTGTACTCCAGGGATGTCCGGGCGAAAATCCACTTTTACAATAGCGCCGTCGGGTACATCCTTACGGGTTTGCCCCTGCGCGTTTTGGACCCCCGGGGCGTTCGGGTTGTGGTCCACCACGGTTTGGCCAAAATCGCGCTCACGCTTTTTAGTTCGAGCATCCCTTAAACGCTCTTCGGCGGCTAGTTGTCTGTTGAGTTGTGACAGCCCTTTAGCCGCTGTCTTAAATATCAGCGCCCAACCGCGCACCGCTTTTTCTATCACCCAACCGATAACCCCGAAGGCGGCTTTTATAGGAGCCATTAAGCCCAACGTTCGGGAAAGCCACGTAAAAAATTTAAACGCCTCCCCGGCTAGGGTTATCATATCGTCTACCATGCCGCGTACTTGTAAGATCTGCGGCTCAAAAGCCGCGCCAACCGCTTTTACCACATTGACTAACGCCCCCCAAGTCGCGACTATATAGTCCGTGATTTCCACAAAGGGAGTGAGTGTTTTAGATAGACTCTCAAGTCTAGGTATAACGTTTTTTTCGAGATACCCATTAACCCATTTTAAAACGTTTTTTATTGTGGGGCCAAAATAGTTCCCTATCTCGACCCGCACCTTCCGGATTATGCCCCAAAATTTAGACCATTGCCCCACCATGGTATCGCTTTGGCGCTCCATGTTCTTAAAAAAGCGCCCACCTTCTGACGTGGCCGCTCTAAATGCGTCAGCCACCATTTCCGCGCTAATAGCCCCCCGCTCCATTTCTTTTTTTAGCTCGGCCATCGACCGGCCAGTCTGTTTAGATATAACTTGCAGGGGGTTGAAACCCGCGTTAATCATCTGTAATAAGTCCTGCCCCATTAACCGACCAGCGGCTTGGTTTTGAGCAAAAGCTAAGGAAAGCGACTGGAACCTCTCTTTAGAGTTGCCCGCCACGTCGCCTAACATTTGTATGTTGCCCATTATATCCTCAGCCGCTACGCCAAAGTTGAGCATTAGTTTTGCGGACCGCGAAAAGTCCATAAAATCAAAGGGGGTTACTAACGCTTTGGCCTCAATTGCTTTTACTAGATCCTGCGCTTTGTCGGCGCTCCCCAGCATAACTTCAAACGCTGCGTTTATACTCTCCATTTCACCCGCTGACTTAATAGACGCGGCGCCGACAGCGGCCACCGCAGCGGATACACCGGCCAGCGCGAATTTAATTGAGCGCCTAACTTTTTGGGCATAGCGCCCTACCGCTGACTCCCCTTTTTTGAGCCCCCGGGTATCTACTTTATACCCCAGCTTAGTTACTAGCGTTCGTATATCCATTATTTACGGCCCCCTCGTTCGGATTCGTCGCGAGAATATTGCTCAACGGCGACTCGCGTGTCGTCCTGCATGTCCAAAAAGGCGTTGAACTCATAGACCATGTGAAGGTCCCAAACGCCTTTAGCCTTAAGGTCGTTCATAGAGGGGCCTTTTTCGTCCAGTATAAGCCGCCAGATAGGGGTATACGCCGATAGGTCGGTATGTAAGTCACCTACGCGCCCTACCTTTTTTTCGAACTCTTTTTCAAATTCGAGGCCCCGGGCGAGTTTATTATTTTCTCGATTTTGAACCCAGAGGCCATTAATTCGAAAGGGACGAAACCGTTTTCCTCCATGACCGCCAGTATTAGGATGTATAGGTCGATAACTTTTAGGCCTAGATCGCCGATAACCTCGCGGCTATCCAGTTGCACTTTCTCGTTGTCCTTCTCGGCGGTTATACATACGAACATGTCGACGCAAAGTTTCACGAAATCTTCGTGCGTTAGTGCTTCGAATAGTTTTTTCAACGCCGCTGAGAGATCCGATAAGTCCGAGCTTAATAAATCCCCGTCGGGTATGGCCTCGATGCCCTCCAAAACTACGGGTATTATCTCTTGGATTCGCCGGTCTAGCCGGGCCGCTTCGAAAACGTCGAGCTTCCCAACGCTAAACCGTATGCCGTTTATATCTTTTCGTAACATGGCTTTCCTTTCATTTTACGATTAATTTGTTAAAGGCTCCTAGCAGAGCCTATATGTTACCCCCGCAGATATAAATTGCGGTGCCTGTACCAATCAACCATTCCCTCGACTCCATGGTGTCCGAGTAGGAAAGGTCTGGGCGCTTCATAATCCGGGCGATCGGGGCGAAAACCCGCGAGTCCCCTTGCAGATCATCAAAAAGATACGCGCCTATTCCCGCGTTAGACACCTTATCTAACTCATGCAAAGCGCTAAGCGCTAGATTAGACTCAGAGGTCTGCTTTAAGGTACATACGACGTCTAAGTCGTTCGCATTTTTGTTTATATAGTCGATACCACCATCGGAGCCTCGGTCTTTTTCGAAGCCGTCTTCGCTTGTGATAGACAGAAACGTCCCGGAGGCGTAGCCCGTTATTTCTACGCCGTTAAAGGATTGTTTTACTTGTTTTGGGTCTACGGTAGACATTTGTTAACCTCCTAGGCGGTGATTTTAAAGGTGACGTTTACTTTTTGGATGGCTCGTTGAATCTGAGCGCTTAGCACGATGCCCGAAAATACCCCGGCGTTTCGGTCAACTTCGGGGAGTTCTGAGAATTTGGGGTAAGTTACTTGCGAAGAGCCAGGAACTAAAGCCCCTTTAGACTCGGCCTCTTCGGCGGCCTCGATAACTTTGCCGACGACGGTTAACATACCATTGTCGTTTAAAGGTACAGCCCGTTTGTTAAGCAACTGCGTAAATATATTACGCTGCAATAGAAACGTCACCCAATCAATATTTATTATTGCTTCGATAGGCTCGCCTTGAAAAGTTCTATTGAAAAGCGTTACATTTTGGCCCGCTTTTATAGTGTAAACGTTATAATTTTTGCTAGACAAGTTTGCCCGCTCGCTTGACGTGTATACTTTAGCCGAAACCCCTTTGGGCGTTTTGAAAGACCATGTGTTTGCCTCTCCGGTCACTGGGGGGCCATAAGGTAGATTTTCCCCTGCGACAGCGTTATTAAGCTCACTGATAGGCTCGTTTTTGTCGAAGTGGCCGTAGCAACGGTCGTAAGACAAGCTTTTAAAATATGCGCCTATATCTGGCTGAGGGCTAGCCCCCGCGTCGTAAGCGGACCCGCTGGCGTCAGTGTCATTGGACACTACACCAAAAATACGTTCGTTAGATTGTACCCAGGCCCCGCACTCTTTAAGCTTAGTTTCTTGTGGGGTAGTCAGTGCGTCAATAGCGTAGGACCCAGCCGCGGGGGATAGCTCCGAATAGGTCGCCACCGCTTGAGAGGCGCCCCCCGTAACAGTGTATACTGAAGTTATGCGGTCCGCCGTTGGGATTGCGATTGTAACAGTACGCGCCACAGCATCGACGACTACAACAGACCCAGCGATAGCCGCCTCAATAGCTGTTTCGATATTGGCGTATGTGGTGGCGTTGTCAGTGTCAAAGGGGACCGTGATTTCTGGTACAACAGTGTCCGAAGAGGACCCCGACCCGTACCTTAAATTTATTGCTATGCTATTGCTCGCCACAAAATCTGCATCAAATTCCGCTTGGTTAACGGCTCCGCCGGTTACCGCGACAGTCACATTTTTAATGGCTTTACCTGTGGCTGCGATGGATATAGTTTTGGCCCCCGCGTCCACTGTCACTGTATACCCTGTCAAAGCTGCCTCTATGGCGGCCTTTATGGCGGCGTAGGTTGTAGCGTTGTCCGTGTCAAAGTCAACTGCGGGAACCTCGACGGTCGCGCCGCTGGTAGTAATTGTTATGGCAATTGAGTTGTCGCTAACAAAATCTTTATCCATTGTTAGCACGCCAGAGCGGTCAAAGGTATAGTGTAAGTCGTAAAAGTCCGGTTGCTCATCCGCAATAGCGTTAAGCGCTGCGGCCATGTTGGCGTCGCCTGAGTCCTCACGGCCTATTAAAACCCTGTCGACTGTTCGAGGCGATTGGCGTAAAAAAGAGTTAAGCGCAACGCGTAAAACGTGATCCGCGGGGAACCCGTCTAGCTCCATCTCAGAATCGGACCCGTAAAATTTAGCCCTTTGGTCCGCAGACCAACCACTAATACCCGCCTCGTCGAATAACGCTACTATCGCGGGGGTGTTAAAAGCGGGCTCCGTTAGCGCCGCCGTTTGTTGGTCTATTACGACTTCAACGATCTCGTTTAGTTCTTTAGTCATGTGATGACCTCCTAAGTGTCGACGCTTGTTTGTACGTCGGTTATTTTGTTAAATGTCTCTTCTGACCTATACACAGATGCGAATATAAACTCTGCCATGCAGTCCGGCCCGAATTGGTTAGTTATCTCATTGTACATAGGTATTGTTTCCCCCGCGGACAAGTTAGATACCCCGTTGTTTTTCATAAACGCCACCACGGTATCAAACCATAGATGCGCTTTAAGCTTTTGCAAAAGCTCGCCCCTGCCGCCGACCTGGTGGATCTCATAAACCGCTTGGTAATCATCTTTTAGCTCTTGGCGCCCTTCAATGCCAGAAAATACTTGCCACTGTTTTGAATCAGGGTTGCCTAGACTTTTAGAGCTTGGTATCTCGTTAATAACTATGTAAGGGTTTTGCGGCGCGCCTAAAACGCTATCCGCTTGTGGGGCTGAAATGTTTTGGTATGCTGCGTAAATTCCCACTTGGGGGCCTAAGATATACTCTATGGTCTTATAAACAGACTCGTACATCTTAGATACGTCCACGCCCTTAGTTAGGTCCTCCTGCGACGCGCCGATAGACAGGCCACGTGTAATTAAAAACTTAGTCCCCCCTGGGGTAAAGCCTATTCCGGCGCCTATAAGCTCCTTAACTGCCATTACGCGCGGCGCCTACTAGTTGGGTTAGTTGCGTCGTCCAGATCAAATTCCATAGCATTGGCCCCCGCTAACGTCCTAACATACAATTTAAGGCCCGCGACGTAATAGTCCGCTACCGATTGCAACGTGGCAAAAAGCGCCTGGTTCAGCGTGGGCGCTTGCCCCGCAGCGGGGTAGCTCTCCGAGAGCACAGTGTTTAGAATGTCCGCGACCGAAATATCATTAAGCGCGTTTAGTAACGCGGGTATGGAGACGTTAGTGTCCTGTTCGATAGCCGCCAGTTTTGTTGAGCTATTATCTATATCTGTAACTGATATATCGTTAAGCGCAGATATTAAAAGGGGTATATCTGTCCCCGTGTCCTGCACGATCTCTGCTAATTTAGTAGAGTTTAAATCAATGTCGCTAACGGATATATCGTTAAGCGCTGTGATTAAGCCTGGTAACGAGGTGCCCGTGTCTTGCAGGATGTCCGCTAAAACGGTGGACCCTGCGTCTATATCCGCCACAGAAATATCGTTAAGATCGTCCAAGGTGTTTTTAGCCCCGCTAATAGAGTACCCCGATTTATCGTTGTTAGTCGTCACTACCGCTTTGTTGTCTTCGTATTCAATACCGAAGTACCCGAGATGGGCGTTTACGGCTTTACCGTCAATCGTTGCGCCCGCTAGCACAACGTCGTATCGGGACCCCGAGGTCCAAAACCCCGCGTCGCCGGTATCGACGTTAGTATCAATGGTTAACAGATTAACCCCCACCAAACTATCAAAGTCTCTCGCGTCTGTAATACCGTTACCCGTATTTTTCTGCGCTATGCTGTCCCCCTTGTATATGCGTATTTCCCCGCCAACCGCTGCCACGCTGCTGCCGTCCGCAGCCACGGTGTCCCAAGGTAGTTGTATTTCCGCGTTTTCTTTGAAATTTCCTAGATATTTTCCCATAATTTTTTACCTCACTAAACCCGCGTCCACTAGCCGTCCGCCACCTCCGCCGCCGCCTCCGTACTCACGGGGGAATCCTTGAGTCAGATAAGCAACGTTTACTAGCTCAGACTCTAAGCCGATAGGGTTAGCTATTGGGGCGCCATTGGCCCCGTCTTTTGGGTTGAAGTCATCCGCAGCGCGATCGTTATAGCCATCGTCGGGGTTATCACCTGTTAATAAAGTGTATTTGTCAATTTCGAAACCGGGGGCGCTAATATCATTCGTGGCTAATGGGTTATAAAAATTGCAATTTTCAACGCGCAAAGACCAATCACCCGTTACCGCGTTCGCCGCAGCGTGGTTAGTTATTTTTGTATTCATAAGCCAACTATTTGATGTGCATCGTACCGCTTCATTGTTTAAATGCCCATCAAGTACACAACCAACTATACTCACATACGGAGCTTGTAGCCAGACCCCTGAATGGTTATCGTGTAATAAACAGTTCTCCATCACAGATGATAGCCCCGTAAACACCGTAACGAATGTTGTCCCGTTCCCGATAAAGGCACTGTTTTTTATAAATGAATAGGAAATCGTCATCGCTCTGCTGCTGTTGTTTATAAATAGGCAGTTTCGTATGACTAAATAGCTTGAACTGTTTATAACGTAATTTCCGTTGTTGTCGAATTGACAATTTATAAATCTGTTGTATTGGTCGGAAGACCCAGCAAAGGCGTAACTAACAGCCCCTGTAAACCGTATATTTTCGAAGTGCCAATAGTTTGACCCTGTTTTTGTAAGCACATTAGTCGCGGCAGAATCAGCGTCCCAAATAGCGAGGGTACCGTCATCAACCCCACTCGCGTTGACCCCTATCACCCGTATATAGCTAGTAGTTGTACCAGGTTTACCCGATATTGCAAACGCCGCCGCCAATACTTGGGTGTTTGCCACAAAACACCTATCTCCGGCTGCTGCTACCGCTATAAAGGAGTTGAAGTCCACCCAAGCGTCTGCGAAGCTAGAACCATCGTTCGCCCCTGCTGAAAGGGGGTTAACCCAGTAATCGCTCATTTGTTACCTGTGCTTTTTAGTAAGTTAGTGCTTTTGTCTTTACGCCCTTTAGCTTCTTTGATTTTATCTTTTAGCATAAGCGTAGCCAGTTTGTTTGTGATTTTATCGTGGTGCGCATCGAAAAAATCGTCTTCTTGCTTCTTAGTCGCTTTTCTCACGTTGGGCTTTGCTAGTGGCCCCTTTATCACAACTCTAAACGGCATACTCTTCGATCTCCACTTCGTCTTGGGATACTTGGCAACTTCCTATAAACGTGGTGCCTGGGGGCAATATGGCATTTTTACAATTGCTCTCGATGATTGTTAGATCTTTGACCCCTTTGAATATCTCAGTATACCCCATAACTTGAGAGAGGTTTGACGCAATAATAATATCGCCGTCAGAAACGTCAGGTAGGTTTTGTATAATTTCGCCTGTTTTTTCGTTTAGATAGGATGAAAAATTACCTGTAAAATACCCCAAAATTAAACCTCCCCTACATATTGGGCTAAATACGCGTAGTGATCTATGACCCCCTGGTTGTGCGTCTTTTCCGCTATCACTTCCCAACGGCCCCCGTCAAAGAATACAAAGTCCCCCTGGGAGGCGTCGCCCTGCTTAGCCACGTTTAGTTTATCGTTACACCGGATAATCACGAGGCCCTTATCTTTCCTCAAGATTTTTAAGCTTTCTAGCTCGCGCCCTCGATAGGGTTGTATACTGCCGACCGTTGTTAGGGGCGTGGTGTTAGCGACCCGCGCTTTGCCAAATGCGAAAGAAATGGTGTTTCGCTCGCCTGTTATGGCTCGGGGGAATAAAACACCCATTATGTTAGCCCCCTGGCGTAGCGTATGTTTACCTTACTGCTTATGCTATTCACTAATGTGCGGGTGTCTATTAAAGGCACCGTGCTGGGCCTATTACGCCTTCGCCTAGCCGCTAATGTGGCGGCGCTTAGGGGCTTAAAAGGCCCATTGCGGTACCCTACTTTTAATTTAGCTTCGTACCAAACGCCCAGCCGCGCAAGTGCTGTACGGACGGGAAGCCCCTTTAAAACGTGGTTGTACAAGTCGGCGCTTTGGGTTTTAATATCTTGCAGATTGTTAGAGTAGGTAAGTCGGTTTGCGGGTCTGCTAGGTATCGCGGGCCCTTTGCCTGATACCGACCGGCTCCCTAGCTCATGGATAATCGCCAACCTGGCGACGTCCATAACCGTGGTGCCATCGGGGCTTACATAGTCTTTACCCCCCGGAAAACCAATGGACACGCTGGACCCGTTAAGCATAGCCAAAGACCGCGTAAGTTTTTTAGCGCCCGTGTCGTGTACTTCGGATTGTGAGGTGCCTTTTACTTTAAGGCTTTGTATATCTTTTAAAATTTGTTTGTTTAGTTTAGCAATGTCTTTTTTAGTAGCGGCACCGCGTTTTTTTGTGATACCCGAAACAAGCCCCATCCGGGCGCCGCCCGCTCTTAAAGCGCGGCTGCCTAGCCTGATAACAGGGGCCAATAAAAAATTAATAGCCAACGTCGCGCCCTCCGGTTACGCCCACCGCTGCTATGTTTCCGCGCCGCAGGCTTTGGAGCTGACGGCCGTATTTAGTCAAACTCAAATCGCTGGAGTCCGCCGCAGCATCCGCCCCACCGTAGCTAATAGAAAGGTCCCCCTCTTTTTTACTTTTTACAGGGCCAGAACCCCCAGATCCCGCAAAGGCGGCGCCCTGGGCTATTTCGATTAAATGCGCGGCGAGCAACGCCACCGCGTAATTATAGTTGCCCCCAAACGCGTGCGCGCTAGTTCTTTGAGCGGATAGCTCTAAAAACGTAGCCTTATCGGCTGCCGCTGCGTATGCGGGGGCCACCGCATCGAAAATTTGTTCTACCGTTAGGGCCATTTATTAACCTTTTTTCGCAGGCCAATTGTTGATTTTAGCTAGACGGTCATTTATGGCGGCCATCACTGACGAGTCAATCCCCGGTAACGTTTTCCAACGTGACAGCGACTTTACATCGTTACAATTTTTAGCAATATTGCGCTGCCCTTGGGGGTCAAATTGGTTAAATGCCATTGTGACAACACGCCCATTTTTAACGGCGCGCCCGTAAGGTTTTACTCCTGCTTTGTCTAGCTGAGATTTGCACGCTTCATACACGTCCGCCTCAACTTCGTTGTAACCGAGTTGCATGTGTATCGACTTCCCTTTGCCGGAGCGTGTTAACGCTGGGGCGTTGGGGTCCACCTGCATGGGGGATGCGTATAGCAAGCCACGATAAACGCTTTTAACGATTATCATCTGGTTACCCGTTGGCTCGCCCTCTTCATCGTCGATATTATCGTCGGTTGGCTCAACGTCGGGCGGAGCGTCGATATTATCATCGGTTGGCTCAACGTCGTTATCGTCGGTTGGCTCAACGTCGTTATCGTCGGTTGGCTCAACGTCGTTGAAGCCTAAAACGTCTTCGGTGCCGTCATTGAGGTCCAAAGCGTCTTCGGTGTTGGCGCTGGCTTTTTTGCTTTTTTGATTTCCGTTGGTTCTTTTTGTTGCCATGGTTACACTTTCCTTTTTAATGTGGTTGTTGGTTTGGTAGTGGGGCCACTAGGCCCCTCGTACACACGCTATGGGGCGGTTTTAAATACCGTCCATATACGCAACGGATTGGGGATAGTAAACTACCACCCCGCCCGTTTTGACCTCACAGGGGACTACCCACTCCATGCCTTTTTGCTGGGCGCTGTAGGGGGTAAATGGTAGGGGTAATTGTAGCTCGAGGTTCATAGGGTTTCGAACATACATATACATACGGTCTGCGCCTCCTGCTCCGGCCCCGTTTAGCTCCTCGGCCCAATCCCAAAGGGTGATTTCGGGGAAGTTCTCCGCTAAGTAAGACAGTAGCGATTTGCCCGTGTCTGTTAGACGGGTGTGGCGTAAGTAGTTGTACTGAGCCAATGGCATGATACAAGCGTTGGGCACTTCTCGGCCTTTTGTGGGTACCGAGATACCATTAAATAGTGTGGAGAAAGTTGCGATCACTTCGTCAGGTGTTTTCAGGGCGAAAGTGTCGCCGCCAGCGCCCGAAGGGTTTGCAACTAGTGTGAGGCCCTCATAGCCTAGGAGCCCTGGGATACCCAATTTAGGGTAACCGCTAAACGCAGCAGTGTTAACCGCTTCATCGCAAGCGCGACGGGCCGCCATAGCTTTACGCTCTTGCAACCGAGGGTTTCGGCCCGTTTGTTTTGCGGCTAAAAGGTTTCGGCGAATTTCCTGAACGGACCAGCCGTAGGAGGTACCGAAAGACTTTAAAGGCGCTGTTTTTTCTTCGCCGTATACATCCGCTCGGGGAAAGTCGTTGGCGTAGTCCGCAATAGCCTTAGCGGTCCCGTACATGGTATACCCCTGGTAGCTGAACGTGTCAGCCCCTGGGTCGACTTCGCGAGACACAGGAAAAAACCGTGCGGCTCTTAACTCTTGCTGTTTTGTGTCGTACGTCTGGCGCAAAACGTAGAGTAAAGATCTTTCGAAAAATGCGGTCAAATCTGCATCCGAAAAGTCATGGTCTACGAGGCCAGGCTTGATACTTTTTTCGAAGTCGTCGGCGTCAAAAAGTGAAACGGACGCCGGGGTTGTTTTAAACGCTGTTAGGTTGATGTCCATTGTTTACACTCCTATGGTTTGTTGATTGTGATTTTTGCGAGGCCAGCCGCAGAAAGATTAGTTTCAAAAACCGCGTTGGCTATTGCGGTTCCCGCGTTGGCGAACTCACCAGACGAGTTGTAATAGACATCGTTGCCTGCCGAGCAAGAGGTGGCACAGTACACCCAAATGGCTCCCTCGTGAAGGATATTAACCATTTTGCCTGCTTCGTAGGGCACTGGGGTGTTATGCGTGAGCAATGAAACCCCCGCAAAAACCTGGTCCCCGCTGTTAGCTGGGGTTACTGTCGAACCCGCTTGAGACACGCCACCGGTTACGGTTACGCCCGAAACTGCGATTGCTGCGCCATCGTCAGAGTTTAAGGTTACCTCGCGCGCGCCGGTACCTGCGGCGTCTATCCCATCGAGGGCGTCAAGCGCAGCAACTAACGCGGCTAGCGTTGTAGCTTGATCTGTGTCAAAAGTGACTTGTACTGTTTCCTGTACCGTTTCCCCAATGGGGCCTGGACGTGATACGGTAACGCTAATAACGTTACTGGCCACAAAATCCGCGTCGAATAACACGGCGGATTCGTCGTTATTTAAAAGACCGCAACTTTCAGTTTCGCCTTTTAACGTAAAAATTGGATACCCCAGCGGGATGGCCTCAGCCGCAACACGGCTAGCGACGCGGCTGTAAAGCCCATCTTTTAAACCCGCTACAGCATTATCGATATTTCCGTAAGCTCCCATTATTCTTTACCTCCGATTAAGTGGGCGTCCTGCAAACGGTCGTGGAACATGTGTTCAAGATCCGCTGCGGAGGCCTTTTCTTTTTTGATGTTTTTGTCTACGGTGTCGGCTTGATCTTTAAAATCAGTACCGCTTAGCTTTCTGCGTGTGTCTTTCGCCTGCGAGAGCTTAGACGCGTTTACCTTGCTGGCTGCGTTGAAAAAAGCGCTGACCTCGGTTTCATTGTCGTCCGAAAACTCGGCGTCAGGTAGCACCTTTTTTACGACTGCGATTTTAAGAGCCTTAACGCTGTCGGAGTCTTTAAACTCAACGCCCGCAGCCTTAGCGGTATCGCGCACGTCGTTTATTTCCCGCGCACGGCGTTCGACCTCGGCGTCGTCAATGGTGTTAGCCTGGGCGTCTTTTAGTTCGACGTCCTTTGCGGCAAGTTTGGCCTTAAGGTCCGACTCGCCAGATGATAGATCGGACACTCTGGATTTAAGCGCCTCGTTCTCTGCTAGGATAGCGGTGTGGCTGTCAATAAATGATTGGTCAGCCTCGACCACTTGCCCATTTTTTAATGTGAATTTAGCCATGTGGCCCCCTTTTGGGTTGTTAGGTTGTGTTATCTTATCGCTTAACGTGGTGTCTAGGTCGTCCATCAGAACCGCGTCGCACTCCTCGAAGTCTATCTCGTGCTCGTGCCCGTCAGCCATTACGAAAGACGCAGCCGACCCCGCACGGGCCTTTTTAACAATAGCTACGTGGTTGCCCCTTATATTGACCTGCTTAGCGTCGTACGCCTGCCCCTGCCACTCCCCGGAATCAAAGACTAGTCCCGCACGGTAGCCAATAGATAGCTCTTTCATTTCGCCCGTAGCTATGAGATCTTGCGCCTTTTTAGCGGTGACAACGATAGGCGCATACACGTAATAGGCATCGTTTATGATGTCCTCGCCGAGAGACCCGACTTGTTTATTTTGGATAGTTTCAGGTGTAAAATTTTTGTTGGGGTGGCGTACCACTAGTGGTAACATTGCCAAGGTGCGTATACTCGCTGAATCAAAAACTTGGTCAGGCTCACGCAGGACCCGCAGAGTTTTACCGTCGGAGGTTTTATATGTTTGGATGCCCACACCCGCTATAATTGCGCGGCCGGATAAATAGCCGTTTTCGTCGCGCCTAAACGGCCTTATCATATCGTTGTTACCCGGTACAGCGTAAGAAACGACATCCATAAACAGCATATCCTTAATGACCGCTTTAGCCATTATCCAACCGCCCTTATTGATAGCTTGTGGTATTCCATAAAGACCTCGACGTCTGTTTGGTTCAGCGTAAAAGCGGAATCCCCCCAGATATAAACCTCGATAACTGCGCGGTTGGTATCCCCCGCAGCTAAAAGCGCGTTGTTTATTGTTGTGCGGATGCGGGTAACTGATAGGGTCACAGGGGACCCGGAGCCGTTACCGTTTGAGGAAATAATTATAGGGGTGACCGGATTAGGGGCGCCGTTAACGTAGACGCCGATATTTAAGGTACGGGCGCTAAGCCAATCGCCCACAAACCGAACAGTTGTAAAATATGCTCCAGGCTCCTTAATTAGTATCCGGTGGTTAGCTGCTTCCGGCTTAAAAAGAGCGTTTTCGACCATCGAGTCGGCGGTAAAGGTCTCTAGCTTAGCCGCGCTCCCCTGGCCAGCGGGTACCGCTATGCCGGGCACAACCCCATTTTCAATAACCGCTTTATAGTCGGCGAGGGAGTCCACTTGGTTGGTTAAAACTTGGCGCAACTCCGCCGCAGTGTTAGCCCCACCGTCGTTTATGGTGTCGATGGAAGCTTGCAGTTCAGTAGCGTTTAATATCGTCATTCAAGAATACCCTTATGTGGCAAAGTCATTGCTGTTAAAATCGGCTGTTAAAAAATCGGTGGCCTCAGTAGTAACCGCAGCGCCAAACAACCCCCGCCAAATCGGGGTCCAGATCGTTTTATACATGCTGCGTACGGTTGCCATTAGTTAGGGATAAAGTTAGCGTGCGCCTCGACTGCACCGGCGACCGATACTATTCTAAACGCCGCTGCGCCTTCCAATAGCGCAGAGTTAACGGCATTAACTTCGCCATCGGGCCAGTCTTCAGCGCCAGAGGTTCCGGCCTCTAGGTTTTCATTGTCGATTGTCGATTGGACTTTAGCAGTGCCCGCAGGTTCTACTTGTATAGCTACTTTGGACACGTTTCCAGGTATCTGGTACCAGGGGGAGGTTTGCCCGTCGCCGGTGTTAATGGTAACACGCTTTGACGTGCGACCGTCGACTTTAGTTTTAATAACTGCCATGCGTCCCCTTACAAATAAAAAAAGGGACCTATATGCTAAAGTTTTTTCTTTAACGTATAGATCCCCTCGGTTTTTCCGTCAGGAATTATTTAATTCGTCTACCCCTAAGTTACCACCGTTAGGGCGTTGTGTCAAGCTTTTTATTCAGCGGTCTAACAGGCGTTAGGTAAAAAAGTGTTTTTTAAGTCGATTTGCCCAAAATCGGGGGCTTTAGCTTCGTATTTTTTCACTCCGTGCTCCAAAGAGCAACCCGCTGGCTCCTGGTCCCCAACGGGGTAGAGCGCTAGGATCACTAATGCGATTGTCGCGGATACCGAAAAGATTTTGCAGAGAGTGTCTTTTACGTTTTTCATTTTTTAGCTTTCGTTTTGCGTGTAGTTCATTATACTACACTGGCGGCTAAAAGGTCAACTAAAAAATCTTTTTCTTTCCTTCGTAACTACATCTATGGGGGAGTCCGAACCGGTGAACACTATCTCAATATTGCCATGGTCTAAATGACTTGCGCTTTCTTGGATGTGCAACAACAGCTCTAAGGGTATACGGCCCTTTACTAGCCGATCAATTAGTTGTTTCTCTGGTTCCGTCATGCTCACCCCCGTATCGCGGGGTTAAGGGCCTCTTCTTTCTCGATCTGGGCGTCAACGTCCGCAATAAGGTCGTCAAACCCAGGTAACGCGGTGCACCTGCACTGAATTTGCGACCCCGGAGTGGCGCCGTTCATTTCAGGGGGGCGGTTTTTATAATTTTTATCCCCTCGCGGTTTATACTTATTTGGCTCCGCCCATCTGTTAAAGGACCCAGACATTTTTCGGTGGGACGGCCGGACCCGTTCGTCCAACGCAGTCGACCAAATGTAGGAGTCGATACCCGCATCTTGTATACGCCCCTTTGTTAGGGAGGCGTTTAACGTGCCTATCTGATCGCGAGCTATTAGCTCGGCTCGCGCCTTAGTCATGTTGCTATCCATTGCGCGGAGCTGCCCCATCACGTCACTATATAACGCCCCGCTCTGCACCCCCGTGGCTACTATCGTGTTAACTTTTTTTATGTACTCCTCAGATAGCGATTTTATTAGCACAAAATTTGTGTTTGTCCAGCTTCTTAAAAGGGGCTCGACCCAACCCGAGTCTACGTCGAAGGCGGTACCGATGGCTAGCGACGTGACCCGCCCCCACTGGATTGCGTTAGCGGTGTTGGCAGCCTCGCCAAACCCAAGTACGTTCGCGCTAGTAGCCTCAAGGCCCTGCTCGAAAAACTCGTTTTGCAGCTCGCGGGCTTCCCCCATTAACTGCTCAAATTCGTCCACATACGCGTCGTAAAACTCGCGCTCACTTGAATCAAAGGTATTAGACTCCGCTATCCACGCTTTTAGATTAGCCCTTATACGCGGTATCATAAGCGCGGAAAACTCGCGCATTATACCGCGTATAAATGTGTAATAGCTGCGCTCAACTTTTATGGGGTAAACCCACGCCCCGCGCTTGCCGCTCGGATTTCGGCGGCGGGCTTTTTTGCTCATTTTACGCCGCTTTTCTATAAGCTGTTGCCGCATGTACTGGCGTATGCTCTCGCGGGAGGCCAAAAAACTCATTTATCTTCGCCCCCGCTGCCTATCTTTTTTGGGTTTGGGTTAACGGGCTCCGGGGTCTCGTCGTCCATCAAAGTTATATTAAAAACAGTTCGCCCCGCGCCAAAGGTGCTAGATCGTATCTCTTCCGACGAAAGGACCCCCATGTTAAAAAACCGCTCCATTGCTTGAGACCACTTGTCCATAAGCGCCACCTTGTCAGACGCCGGGGGCTCCCAAACTGGGGGGAACTCGATAACCGGCGGAGCGCCAGCGGGTAAAACTTTTAAGCCGTTATTGACCCAACTGGTAATACGTGTTAGCGGTTCGTGCATGATCTTAAGCCTCTTGGCTTCTATATCGGTGTAATAATTCTGTAAGCTCACATTGTCGTTATTAGACAACCCACCCTGTTGCTCGCCCGTTAACTTTGTTTTCGGGATGCACGACACCGTCGCGACCAACGTGTAAAGCCTGTCTAGTAAATCAGGCACCCCACTTAAGTTAAGCGTGTCACGTGTAAACTCTTCATCTTGCCCCATGAGTATCATGTTTATTACCGATTTAGACGTGGCGATTATATCCATCCGGTCGTAAAAGGCTTTAGAATTATTCTCGGCCAGTAGCTCCCCCAGGTTGCCCAATTTTAGCTTAGAGATGACTAGCTCTTGCAGTATGCCCGCTACGGATTGGTTAGCAGTCCCCAGGTACCCGATACTATCAAGGATAGCTTGGAGCGCGGGGAGGCCCCAAAACGCCTGGTCAGTATCGGGGGAAAACACAGCCCCCTTGGGTATCGCTTCGCCTTTAAACCACGCACACCGCGATTCGTGGACTCGAAATTGGGCCTGCCCTTCGCGGGGCGTTACGTTAAAAAACTCAGGCTCCCCCGCATTTGGGCTATCGCTGTCGTAAAGGTCAAGGGTGTTTAGCTGTACCTGCGACCTGTCAAAAAGGCGAAGGCGGACAACCTCCCCGTGGCCCTCGTTTAGCGGCTCCTCTAGGTCGGTCGTACCATCTATATCGGCAACGATAAGCGCGCCTCCATATAGGCGGGACCAGTAGAGCGCTTCATTAAGTATATTGTACATACCTAGCGCTTTCATCGCGTTGGCTATTTTTTTGTCTTCATCGCCCTTAACCGCGAACCCCGGCCGCGCCATATCGTCAGCGGGCACCGTGACAATCTTTTTACCCACACCCTCGTTGTACCAGACCTTAGTTAGCTCTAAATCAGGGATAATAAACTTAGACCCGATCTGATTAGCCGTTGTGCGGTCCCTTGTGCCGCCTAAGCCTGAGAGTAAATTGCGCCACCCGTCCAAAAAATTTAGGTGGACACGCTTATCGTGGTTGGTTTGGCCTTTTTCGGCGTTTTCTTTAGTGTTACTCATATTATTACCATTTATTTAAAACGTTAGCTCTTTTGTTTGTGGTGTCTTCGGGGAAAAACCCATTGCGCAGTATCGAGGCCAAGGAATCCGGCGCATCGTCCGGCTCTTCGCCTTCCACGTACCCGCAAACCTGGTCTATGTACCTCTCGTCTGTGTCGTGCGTGAAAACAACGTCGTCCCAATACTCCGAGATATACGAAACGATCTTTTGGTGTTTCTTCATTGACTCATGGTACGCCTCTACGTTAAGCCCCTTTACCACCCCGTCCCTATCCCGTAGCTTTTCGGGTAGGTACTCGTTTTGGTCATTATTATTTTCACAAAATACTTTTTTAACACCCATCGCGCGACACATCGTTTTCATAAACGGTATCTTTAGTTTAACGTGCTCCGTAAAAACCCAGCCCTTTACCTGTATTTTACGGTCCGAGGGCCGCCGTGAGGCGATAGTAAAAGCCATGGTGTCCTCACCCTTGTACTTGGCGTCTATGTGCGCCAGAACCCGCTTAGAACCTTTCTGCCAGTCGTCAAAGATTGGGTCCTGGAAAAGTAAGTCTTCATCAGTGATGTGTTCTAAAAAATAATTGGCCCGCCATAGGCTGCGCGTGGTGGTCTTTAGCTTATCCAAGAGCGCTTCGTCCGATAGGATACCCACATCCTCAACCGAGTATTTTTTTATGGCTATCCCCGCGCCGTCTATGAAGCTCCACCCGTCGTCCTTATGCCAAGGGGTCCCCACAATCATTACCTGCTTACCAGGGTCGATTATGTTAGTTAAAATTTCTCGCAGGTTCTCAACGGTTTTTTCGCGCTTAGCTGCGGAATACCTGTCGTTTTTTGTCATTATATCGTCGCATAAAATTTTATCGTAATGCGATCCAGTCGCCACGGTATCAATCCCATAACAATCGATATTACCCTCGTTGGTCGCTTGCGCTTTGAAATTATACGCTACTGAATCAGCACGATCAACCAGCGCCTTGGGCGGTACCTTGTGGGCGTAGGTAAAAATGGCGACGACTTCGGGGGTTTTCAACCCGCGTTTTATAGTGGCCAAGGTGTTAACCGCAGCTTTCCAGGTCTCACGGATTAGCGCTATCCGGTCGTTAGGATTAAAAAGCAGATACCAAATAGCCCCTGTTACCGTTATCGCCGATGTCTTATAGCTCCCACGGTGGCACTGTTGCCCCGTATGCCCCGCCGATTGCCAAACCTCCCGTATCCACTTATCGTGTATAGGTTTTAAATCAGTAAAGCCTATTAAGTGCCCGATAAGGCGCGGTTCGTTTTTAATCCGTAAAAGCGAGGACTCAGTTAGCTTAAACAAAATCTATTTAGCGCGGCCCACAGCGATACGCCCAAAAGACACTTTCGGGTCGCTGCCCCTCCCTATAAGCATCCCGTGGTAAGGGAACCCCCCGAAGTCTACGCTTATGAACTGTGGAGGCCTACCGAGACTAAACGCGGCCTTTAATGACAACCCAGCGGGCTTTAGTGGGACCATAGTGTCGTACTTGTCCACAGCCCACCTATCGACGGCGTACAGCCCATAGCGCGCCCCTTTTATGGATATATCCAGCCTACGGGGGTTACTTTTAACGAGCCGCGCGAAGGTTTTACCCTTAAGGTCCACGGTTAACCAAAAGTCGTCCTTTTTCAGGTGGCCCAGGTGCTCCACCCAAAAAGTTAATACTACAATGGCCGCCGCTATAAACGGCGTAAATGCAAAAAACTCATGAATAGTCATAGAGCGCCCTCTCTTATTAATGATGTATACTTTACCCCCTCGAGGGTGATCTTTAATAACTTTTGCTTTGTGCGCGCAAATATCGCCGCCTCTAGCCTGTTGCTTATTGATAAATTACAGATAATCCAAGGGTGCGGCGAAGGGTTAGCGCACTGGCCCTTATCGATAAACCCCACATACGGGACCCCCTCTATGACTAAATCAACTTCACTGGGGGGCCTAAGCTTAAAATTGAGCCGTTGATACTCGGCGGCGAAGTTAACCTTAAACGCCAGGTGGTTAAATGTTCGGTTCCGGGCGTTGTACGGGTTAACAGCGTAGCACATAACCGAGGTGCATTTATTTTTCATTGAAAATCTTAGCTAAACGGTTTTCGGTTTCTTCGGTCATGCGCGGCTGGTCGTCCCCTGGGTCCTTATCGAAAAGCCCAAGGTACTCATTTAACATTTTAAGGGCGTTGTGCCTGTTAACCAATTTAATAGACGAAAAAGTAAAAGGCCCTGAAGACTTCCGCTCAATCCCCTCTATACATAGCCGCAGTTCTTTAGGTATGTTGTTTAGATCGACCCCCTGGAGCGTTATGTACTCCCCGTCGCGCTCTGTCTCTAGGGTGTTGGGTTTTATATTACCAGATGAATCAATAATATCCGCAGGGTCGAAAAACGCCTGTACAGCTAGCATTTTGATTGCCTTCTCTTTGCACTCTTCGCGTATATCCGCAAACCACTGTTGACGGCAGGCTCTTATAACACGTTGTATCTTTTCGCGCTTTAGTAATCTTGACCCATATACCGCCGCCGCTTCGCGCGTTAAGCGGTTATTCGCCGCTGCCGCTGCGTTGGTGGCGTGCCCGCCGTTCAATATATAGTTGCCCACAAAGCGCAATTCCGCTATAGCCAGTTTGTCCTCAACGTGTTGGGGTATAACGTTTTGTAGCTCCTTCTTATCCAGAATCATTGTTTTGCCCTCAACAACGAGTCTGTTAAAATAGGACGTTTTACCTCGATTAGCGGGTCTAGTTTTTAGCATTTGCCTACTTTCTATAGAAAATCACAACGTATACCCAAGTTATCATATTTTTAACCGCAGCGCAAGCGATAAACACCCAAATCGTCGGGATACCCGTTTTTTCAAAAAATTAAGTCTAAGTGCCGCAACGACTTACCAATATAGGCCGCCACATATTGATATTACGGAAAAAAGTTGTCCCGCTTTGTCCCGCTTTGTCCCGCCTCTGTCCCGCCTAAATCCCACTTCAAAAAACTCAAATTTTTCGTGTAAGTCGTTGCCTTTAAACGACTTATTTTTTCGGTTTTTTGATTTGTCCCGCTTCTCCCAAATTATATCCCTCTATAATATAAAACACATTCACTACATAACATATTAACGTTAAAAACAGTGAATGACCTTTATCCCGTGTATAAATATAAAATGAATATGTATAGACTGACTTTTTACCTCTCATAAGTACCATATTTTCCAAGGGGTTGGTAATCTGGACACCCCTCTATTTGGTGGGATTTAAGCGGGACAAAGCGGGATTAAGGCGGGACAAAGCGGGACAAAGCGGGACAGTTTTAAGTACTTTTTTACCATATAGACCCACCTATATAGACCCCTCCATATAGACCCCCTATATTCGCAAAAGCCAAAACCGCGCCGCCCCAATTTTTTCACTGCCACCACGTAAAGCGCCCCCGCCGCCTAGGTTAGTCGTACTGTCAAAACCTCAAAAAGCTCAAAAAGCTCAATTCGCATCGAGAAAGTACGGGGGCTTTTGAGGCGCTAAATGAGAAGCCGCCCTCGCACTACTGGGGGTTTCGGGCTTTTATTAAGGGCCGTTCAAACCCCGAAATAAATCGGCTTATCCTCTTGCCTAAATTCGTGCTGCCCGCAAGAGTGATTAAATGGGACCTCCGGTTGCACCACACGGGTAAAGCCCTCTAGTTTTGTTATTGTTGGTGGAGATTCAGAACACATGTAGTTTAACGCTGTCACAAACCGCCCCCATTTGCAGTATCGACACTCTTTAGGTTTTTTGTGTATGCCTGTTCCGTACGAGCATTGCGGGCACGGTTTAACAGCTAAGTAGTAAGGATAGTGGCAATTAGGGCAATTTCTTAGTGCAGCCAATACCCACCTCCGCGCTTTGGTTTTTACTTCCCGTATATTTCATAAAATTTCGTTTTGACCCCGTTAAGAACAGCGCCAACCCCGTTAAGAACAACGCCACCTCGTTCGTCCCTTCAGGGTTAATTACCTTTGCACTAAGGCAAGTTTTTTTAAATTTTTCCACGGGGACCTCTTTGCCTATTTTGTCGGCAAAGTCCTGGATGATCTCTTGTATATCGCCCCCGCCATAATGTAACCTTTGCCCACTCGCGTAGTGCGTAAGGGCCCAAAGGCCCGCGATCTTATGCACTACGCATTTTACGCCAAACAAATTAACCTCTCGGTACACCTTCGTTTCGATGTGTTCTTCTTTACCAGCTACCAAAAAGGTTTTAAGGCCCGACACGTTGTCTATCTCAAAGCGCTCTTCGCTTATCTTTTTTAATAAAAATTCAGATTCAGTTATAAAAAACCCAGTATTCACTAGGCGTTCTAGCTGTTCCTTAAAAATTTTATATTCGCGTTCTGTCATTTAACGCCCTTTACCAATAGCTCGCATAGGATAAACGCCATTTTAGGGGGTTTTCGCTTACCGTACTCCCAGTGCTGGACCGCTGAGAGAGTTACCCCCAGCTCGGCCGCAAAGGCGCTTTGTGTAAGGCCAAATTTTATTCTGTATTTTTTAATCCGCATACTTATTAACCGATTTAAAGCGCCATGTTATAAAAGTTAATATCGCTGTATGCGTCGGTAATTTCTTTTTTATTTCCAACCAACGGCATAACGATACCATAACAAGTAATATCGCCAGTTTTAAAGTTATACATAACCTTCTCGCTGTCTGTTTTATACATAGTTAAGTTATCCGCTGGAAAGGTTTTAGCTAGGTCTAAAACGACGTTAAAATTAAACCTAGCTCCAAATGTTGCGGCGTAGTGCGAAAACGCATCGAAGACACTTATTTCTTTATCTTTGTTTGTTCTACCTTTAATTTCAAAATCCAAGCATTTCAACAATTTACCACAAAATGAAGCTTTGTAATTAGGGTAGTCTGCTACTGAGTCATTCGTGTCTATAATATCGGTATAGATTTTATCCTGCTTATAGATAGCCCCTAAAAAACTTTTTTGGGGTAATTCTAACCCGTAAAAATCCGACGGAGAAAATCTAACTGTTTTTAAAGCATATCCATTGGTTTTAGTGATAAAGTGAGAATCGTTCTTAAACTCAAAAGCTAGATTTTCTAATACTTCTCTATTTCCGCTTTTGTTACTTTTTAAATAGTTCAACCATTTTAAAGTTTTAGTTATTTCAGGATGATTAATTTTATACATTTTTTTTATTTCCTTTTGTTGACTGTCTATAATTTTTAGCTTTAGCCCCTGCCCAAATCACTTAGTATTATTGCGAGGCATAGCGCCCACCCGGCCAACGCGATAACCGCGTAAAGGAGCTGCGCCTTCGTAGGCGCTTTCACTCCGTTTCCTTTGGGTCAAACTCAACGTGTATGTGTGGACCGCTGCCGGCATCGTGATAAATCACATCGTATCGGGGGCCTAGTAAATCGTTGATCTCTGCGGCTAGCGCGTTCATGTCTATTACGTCAGACGTTGTGTAAACCACATAATCAATCGCTAGCCCCACGTCATGCAGGCTTAGCTTTGCGCCCTGTTTTCGTTCTCGCTTTCCCGACGTGCGTACCAGCGCAGCGGGCACGCCTCTAAGGTCGTGGTGCCGTCCCACGTAACCGGCTATTAAGGTGTCAGCCAACACGATAGGGGGTTGTAGTCCGTCCGGGTTGAAGCTGCTGGCGTTCCGTGTTATATAGTCCTCGTTCATTTTGGTTTTTTCTTTTGCTAATTTGCTATACTTATAAGATACCCCCGTTGTATGTAAAAGTCAAGAGGCTTTTTAAAATACTTTAAACCCTGTTTTTGCCTAAAACTCTATGGGCTCTGTCTCGCCAATTGTCGCGAGGGGACCCGAGGGCTATGTTACTGTCCGTAATGTTAAAGGGGTTGTCGTCTAAATGTCTAATGTGTACGTGGGACCCAAGCGCTTGTTTTTTAAAAAGCTGCCACGCTAAAAGTTGGTGGACCTTAACAGTGATAGGCCCCCTCTTTTTAGGGCAGTAGACCGAAAATCTTGGGTAGTGGTTATTGTACTGTATTTTAAGGGGGTCCCCCTTGGGGTTTAAAACCTCCCCGTTTTTAACGCGGTAGCCTTTTTTATACGCGAGTATAGCGGATTTTGAGATCATGCTAAAAAATGTCTTTAAACTCTTTTAGGGGGTTATAGCTCGTTTTTAAATGTATCTGATCCCCTGGTGTCTTCGCGGGGTGGTACCATACATAAGCCCTCGACCCTTCGTCAAGGCGTATGCGTTTACAATAATAACCCCTGTCTCTTAGCGCTCTTGTGAGGGAGCGTTGGGACACCTCGCCGTCGTTAAAATCGGGGGCGTAGTTACTAAGAGCACCTAAGGCGCCCTCGGTATCGAAAACGCGGGGGGCCTCCTCCTCAAGCCAACCGGTCAGCGCGTCAACCCCTGGGCCTAGCGAAGCCTGCACCATCTGGGTTTTGGTCTCAGTAACAGGGGCTCGCCTAAATTCCGCGTCGTTAACCGGTAGCGTTTTTAAGTAGTGAAAAAGCTCCGCTATGTTAGCGGGGTCTTCTTTCCAGGTTTTTAACGCGTCTATTTTAGAGTCGGGCAACGGATTTTCGGCGCCTTTCATCGCGTATATACGCCGCTCGTTCACATCGTCAATAGGTAGCGCGTCGATGTTGTTGGAGAATAACAAAAAGTTAGCGTACACAATCCCTGTGTAGCTGTCAAAACCTTTTTGCTGTATATTCGCCGAGGTGTCCGTTAATAAGCTTTTCATCCGCTCCCAAAATTGGTACTTGCGATCACCTGACGCGGCTTTAATCTCTTGCACGACAGCTATTAGGCATTTATCTAAAAAACCGTTGAACCTGCCCTCGATGTCGTCGCGGCTAACGTCGTGGGTGTTGTGGCCGCCGACCACGAGGCGCAGCACTTCAAAAAGTAACCCCCGGCCCGTGCCCGTTACGGGGGTTATGTTTATGGGTGTTACAAAGGACCTGACAAAGGGGCGCTGCACTATGCGAGCGAGCCACTGTAAAAACCAAGCACGCTCAGTCTTTACCGGGAAAATGTGCTCTAATAGTCCTATAAAAGGCCCTATGCTTTCGGCCCCGCTAGTCTCTTTGTGCGGGGGGAAATAAAAGGTGTTTATGTATAGGGAGTCGTCGTCTAGCGCCCCAGGTCGGCGACAAAATCGTTTACCGCCCGGGTGATACACGTACCCCGCAAAATGCCTGGTGTTTTTAGAAGCCTTCCAAACGTCCACCAGGGGCTCGACCCTGATGTCTCCGTTTAGATCCAAAGACTTATAGATGTACCCCGCGTTGTGCTCCTTAAACGCTCTTAATGTGCGCCTGGGGGACCTGTGCAACGGCAACCCCGCGTCGTGTACCTCGGTACCGTCCGGCAGCTCTACAAGCGCAAATCGCTTTTCCCAGTCCGATAGTTTTTTGCTTTTTAGCCTAAGTGTCGGATCCGTCACGCTCTTTTTTTCGGTGACGGCGTTATACATGGATACTATAGTCGCGGCGGTTACTGGCTGCCCTCCGTACG